TACGGGTCCGCAGGGTGTAACTGGTGTTACGGGTGCAACAGGTGTGCAGGGTGTTACTGGACCACAGGGTGTTACCGGCGTGCAGGGCGTTACAGGTGCAACAGGACCGCAGGGTGTTACAGGCGTGCAGGGCGTTACAGGTGTGCAGGGTGTTACTGGACCACAAGGCGCAACCGGCGTGCAAGGTGTTACAGGTGCTACTGGTCCTCAAGGAGCAACAGGTGTGCAAGGTGTCACTGGTCCGCAAGGTGTCACTGGTCCGCAAGGTGTTACAGGCCCACAAGGTGCAACAGGTGTGCAAGGTGTTACAGGTCCAGAGGGTGCAACGGGTGTGCAAGGCGCAACAGGCCCGCAGGCAGCTGACACTAATGGAAATTTCCAATTTGACGATATGTGGGGAGGTGGATCTACAAATAATGGTCCATTTGGAATGATACAAGTCGGGACGCCCGCTGCAAATTCTCCACAATCACAGCCAGCCGCTGACGGATATAATGGTATTCAGCGTATTTGGAACACTGCTACAAATACAAGTGTTGGTTATCAAAGCGGCTCTACTCTTTGGTTTCGAAATATGTTATCAAATAGTTCTGGTTTCACCATAATATTTCGGCCGTGGCCGTTAGGAACAGCTACAAACACAACACTATATGTTGGATTTTCAAACGATTTTTCTGCTGGAGCGCCAGCCAACCAACTTGCGTGGCAGTTTTCTACGAATCAAGCACCAACAGGGGTGTGGAATTTTAAACAAGACAACGTTTCAGTTTATAATAGCGGATACACTACAACCGGTGCGAATCAATGGCATAAAATGACTCTAGTTCGGACTACAGCATCTACTTATACAACAACATTTCAAAATCTTGATGCTCCTTCAGCAATCTATTCTTATAATGGAACTTGCTCATCTACGAATCTTAATTTATATATGGGTGGGTTTGTAGCTTGCACAAGTGGTGCGACTTCTAAATATCTGGATATAGATTACATCGAAAATTATTTTAATTCAGCTCATTAATACTGGGGGCAGGGCTGGGATAGCCGTGGCTAATGCCTACGACAAAGGAAGGAGGGTTGGTCAGCGTAATTAATCCAACAGATTTATTTGGTCCTTTACTTTTATATTTCTTTATGAATCATCATATATTTTGAGATTCAACCCATCGCGTATTTATAAATAAATAATCTGCATCGGGGCCATTATCTACAAACTTTGCTTCTACTATTTCCCATCCGTTATCTTTCAAATACTTAATCGTTACATCTTCTAATGGCGCACCGCGATTGTATTGAACGTTTTGTAACTCTATAACTAAATATTTTGCATGGTTAATAATATTTATTCCTCCTTTTAAAATATCGAGCTCACAACCTTGAACATCAATTTTTATCAAATCAGGCATCTGAAAGTTTTTTTGTCGGACTACAGATTCAAGTGTCATCGCGTTCTTCTCTGTGTATCTATCTTCAGGAAATACGGCATCCGCATTTGCGTGTCCTATTTCTTTATAGTATGAATTACCACCAGGCATCTCCTTATTTTCATAGAAATTGACTAGTTTATTATCTTCGTCACTTAATACTCCAATATGATACAAAATACCTTTTGATTTATATAATGCTTCCACTTCGTTTATTGCGTCAAATGCTATTGTAATGCATTCGGGTTCTGGCCATATTTTCATAGCTTCACGTGTCCAATGAAGAACGCACGCGCCAATGTCATATATAACACGTGGTGTAAAATGTCTACTAATATCACTTAAAACACGTTTATGCGCAGATGGAACTATATCGCGTTCATGTAGTGCAATCATTTGTTTTTCGACGTATGATAACCCCTGGGGTGTGGGCGCGGGTGCATCCACGTTATTAAACAAAACATCCTCCCACATTTTGCCCCTATTATTCCAGTCACATGACATTGCGTATTCTTTTCCACGCCGCCGTATTTCCTTTTTCCTATTTTCGGCAAAGGGTGTTGACTCTGATAGCTCCGCGATAGTTTCTATTTCGTCGCTTTCATTTACCTGAATACCATATTCGCTCATGGTATTCGCCAGTCCACCCATGGGATAATAAATGCATACGACTTCCGACATAAGCATTTCCATTGCAGTAATACAAGATGTTTCGTTAAAATTTGTCGGATAAAACCAGTATTCGCACGTTGACATGAGTAAATACAAGTCTGGTTTAATTAACTTACCCACGTATTTAACGTTGCTATGACTTTCCATCATTTTTTGAATTTTCATATCTTTTTCGTAGTTGTAGCTATCTGTCCTTGGAAAGTCAACATACGTGCATACATATAGTTCTGCATTTTCGAGCTTTTCGCTAATCCGTGGCCATAATTCAAGTAATCGTTCAAGGCCTCTTTCGGGGCAAGATGAATAAATAAAACGATTTTTTACTTTTGGTTTTGATATTGTTATGTTTGCGGTTGCGGTTGCGGTTGCGGTTGCGGTTGTGTCGGCGGCGGCCTCAAACATTGAAGTATCAATTCCATTATTTATAATATGTATTTTCCCATGCAATGAATAATATGACTGAGTATATAAATTTCTATGCCACTCAGTTTGACAAACGCATCCTTTTATTTTGTCAGAATGGTTTATTAATATGTCGTTAACGTTACTATATGTTCCGTATGTTATTAAATGTATATCATGGGCCCATATATATGTTTGATATGTGTATACGTATTTATAGAACTCAAAAAAGTTAATATATCTTGAAACAATAATGGTGTGAAACGCGGTGTTTCGTAACAACGTATGCAGGTTATCTGAGTTGACAAATGTAATATTGTCTATTTTTTCTTCAATCACATCTCCGCCAATATATATTTCGTATTTTGGCGGCAAACTTCTTGCAAGACTTATTGCAGCAGTTTCTGAACCACCTACAGGATTCGACAAACTAGATGTATAGTTCCACTTTTCTTTCAAGTATCCCGTATAAAGTAGTATCTTTTTACTTTCACGGCATTCAGTTGTGGTGAATTTATTTTTATCTGTTTTTATTTTGTTATCAATACCTGGAACCACTATTCCATATTTTTCGTATTTATCCATAGCGTTTTGGTGTATTTCAATAGGATAATTATGTGCCAGTAAAAAGTCCACATATTCTTGAAATAATCTCAGAATTTCTGTGTCGTCTTTGACTTTATCTATATAAAACTGAATATTCGAAAGCAGATGACCAATATAATACGTATTGAACTCTTTGTATTTTTTCGTAAATAGTATTCTATACATTTGTATCCCGGTTTCAATATCGTTCGCATAGTATGCTATAATAATCATATAATAGGGTAAAAAGAAATTGGATTTACCAACATCTAAGAAAAGTTTACTATTCATTGCATGTTCTCCGCGTGCTGTCAAAAAAACATTATCATAAAATGGTTTCACCATTCTGTAGTAGTTGTAAGCAACATCATTCATGCCTTGATTGCAGTAATAAACAACCAACTCGTATAAACACTCTACACGCTCCGTATCATATGCAAACGCCTTCACTAAATAAAACATACCAATTTCAATTTCCCCCCTTAGCTTGTAAATATTATATATGCGCTGGCACGATACGTATTTTTCTTGTACCCAGTTTTTATTCTCGAGAGTTATCTTATACCATTTTAGCGCTTCGTCATGTTTGCGTGCATCATAATAACTATTCGCGCAATAAAACCCATATCGATTATATATCTCATCTTTATTTTGAACCGCTTCTTCGTATGCCTTTTCCAAAATAAGCGCATCTTTTAAATATTTGTTCGTATCTTTATTCCGCTGGCTTGTTCTTCCTGAAATCGTATAATAGTTTCCCCCGATTATTTCATGATCGCTGGAATTTTCGCAGCATGTGATGCATTCATGTAATACCCCAACATATTTCCATTTTTTTCTATTGTTGATAAGCTGCGTTCTTATATATTGAACCCCGTTACTATCACCAAACTGAAGACTATACGCGTCCTTGTTATTGTTAATGTTAATTAAGTCGAAATTCGGAAGTTGAAAGTCACCACATATCTCGTCGTCTGCGTCAAATATTAATAAATAGTCGCTTTTATTATATGCGTGAACTAACGCCATCGTCCGATTATGTCCAAAATTTTGCCACGCGTCATCATAAAGTTCGCCCGGTATACCCCTTTGTTTAAAAAAGTCGACAATAATTTCTTTTGTGTTATCCGTCGACCCCGTATCTGAAATAACCCAATAGTCTATTTTTACTTTATCTAAAAGTTTTGTAAGCGTATTTTCAATAATATGTGCCTCATCTTTTACTATCATATTCAAACATATGGTGTGTTGTTCGCAGGTTGATTTTGATACCGACATTAAAAATATTAAAATACAATTTGCGTATTATATTTTAATATTTGACTATACTTTTATATTATTTTATTTATATATTGATACCGATACCTATACCGATATATTACTTGCCCTCTACGCGTTTCTTGAAGCGCATAAAGTCGTCCATATATTTGAAAATAGACTCAAAGTTCTTCCAAACTGAGGTCATCTCTTGATTATTTTGGATTTTTGATGTATTTGCATCCATATAAATCTCATTCAAAATAGAGGTTTGATTTCGTCGAATCTGTTTGCGAAGTTGTTGGCGTTTTTGAATTTTATCTTTAATTCTATCTGACAACTCCACCTTTGGCAACATTTTCTTTTTCAATGCTTTTTGAACTGGTGCACTTTGGGATTGGTGTTCGTGATCGTGTGAGTGTTGTCGCTTATGTTTTTGTGACCTTGTAACAATACCTTCTGCAATGATAATGCTATTGGTAACACAATCCTTGCTATTTTGGCTTCTTGTTTTGACCATTTTGGTGCGCGGTATACGATATATAGTATTCTACATATAGTATACGATTAGTGTTTAAGTATATTTTGTATATTTTATATTATGTGGCGTCTATTCGCTTGGTGCACTCGTGTCATAGATCGGCTCTTCAACGCGTTGAATTTCTTTCTTATGTTCCTTCACTACATAGTTAAGTGAAAAAAGTAAAGCCTGCGGTTCCAATTTATTTACAAATTCGACAGCATAATTAAATGTTACACTATTCTTATTCTCACGCAGTTCCTCGATATATTTCTTGTTCAATCCAAACATATGTTTCTTATATTGTGTGGGATATTCTGCAAATGGTTTCTTCTTAAAGACAAAACAATCCATATAATTCTGATGCAAGTTGCGCGTAAATGAATGTATTTGGTTCCGATAGTAACTAAAGTCGCTCTTATACTCTGGGAAAGATTTCAAATAATCAGCGACACGTCCACCATGTCGTAATGTCAAATACTGCAATTGGATCTTCTGATCATTCCCGCGAATATTTTTCACCATCTCATACATCGGATTGCGCACCTTCATATGCTCTCCGCTTACCATATTGTAAAACACCAACCCCATCATATTGTATGCCGAATTCATTGATGCATATTCTTTCTTGAAATTTTTAAATGTGTAATCTCCCCCCAGTCCTTCCTCATTTAATGAAAGAGCTTTGGGTGTCTTTATTTTATCACATTTCATAACATTTTTTAAAAATCCGTCGCGGCTATGTTGAATAACCTCTATTTTTTGGTTATCATTATCTTGTGTGATACGATATACTCCTATCAGATAAATTGCTGGAGCAGTAATCGGCAACACGATTCGATTTTTAGGATGTTGCAAGACAAAACTATATACCACATCTCTAGGCAAGTTCTCGTATTCAAAACCAATCTTCGCGCATGTATCAAAAAACATATTGCGAAATGTGTCGCTTTCCCTTATTTCAATCTCATCTTTCGGATTCTTCGGCGAGTAAAATAACGCTTTGGCACCAATCGTGTTCTTTGTCGCAATTTCCCATCCTTCTCCATTTGCACCACACGTGTAAAATAGATTAATCATTGTTCCCTCTACAAACTCTTCTGCATACCATTCATTTGTATTTTCATCTGACAAGCCACACATAATATTATTTGCATCAAAGTGCTTCTCAAGTTCATCCGTAATATATAACGACTTCGGCGGCGAATAGCAAACGATTCTTCCCTCTTCGTTCACAACTACCGAACGCAACAAGCCAATCGTTTTATAGTCTTCATACGTAACACCCATGCCACGTTTATCATATTTAATAATTGAATACATTCCCGTATCCGTCTTCCAATATTTCATTGTTAGTTTAAGATGATTAAGGATTTTCTGAATTTCTTCGTCAATGGTTGTTGTATTTTGAATTTGCTGACTTTGTTGTTCTTGACTTTTTTCCTTATCTTTCACATTACTGCTATTTTGTTCTCGAATCAGTTGCAACAACCTATCAAAACCCTCAATGCTCTTAAGGTTATACATTTTGTATTGGAATCCTGCGGTAAAAGTATATATGCGTGTGTATGTATACTTATAGGTGGATGTCTTTATGTATATTTGATAACTATTATACTGGTTGTAGTATATTGGTTGTAGTATATTGGTTATAGTAGATTTAATAATATAGTAGTAAAAATAAATAAATATTGATTGATATATATATTTATATATTCATATATTCGTATATTCGTATATTTGCATATTCATTATACTATCATAAAAAATTCTGTTATATATATAAGTAATCAATGTCGGAAATAGTAGAATTACCCCAAGAAAAAGAACCAATAAGTGTGGACATTGGTCTAGGTGATATTATACAAATCGTTGCTCCAACAAATTCAACAATTCATGACCAGATTTATTTAATACTATATATCAATGACGAAAAAATCAAACTAATCAATGCTTCAAATGCTTCACGACTTGTTCTTACCATGAGTCCGTCAGGTGGATTCACTGATGAGTCAATTACCGGAATCAAACTTTTAGACTCTCCTGAACACCCCGAATATGCTCGTCAAAATGATTTACTTCCTGGTAAGTGGATTGATATCCGTTTTGGTGGAGACCTGCCAACTATAATTACCGGACAAATTACCAATTTAGAGAATGATAGAATCGAAATAAAGGCATATCCTGGCGAACAAGTATTTTATATTGACTTTGAATACAAAGGTATTCCCGAAAACATACCTATCGAAGAGATAAGAATACGCAGCCCTCCCACAATTATCGAAGAAGAAAAAGGTAAATCTATTGCTGCAGCGGTATCGGCATCAGTAGCATTAGCTGGTCCAGGCACCGAACGAGAAGCAGGTGTTCGGCAACAGGAAGAACTCGGCATTGAACCTATTTCTATAAGTCGTATCAGAAAGTCGCCAACTTCACTCGGCGCTGTAAGTGAAGCAGCCGCGGCACCCCCCGTTGAAGAAATCCAATCCGCGCTAAAGGAAATCCTTTTTGATGCCGATTCAATCGTTTTCGGAGAAGAATTAGAACCGATTATGCAGTTTGTTGAGCTCCCTGAAGAACAAAAACGTTACAGCATCGAAAGCCAAACAAGCGATCTTCTAAATGAGTTGGTATCGAAATACCCTAATGCTGAAAGGACAAAATCGGTTTTAAATAATATTCACACTATCATTGAACGTTTTCAGCAGCTTCGCGATGAGTTTTCCAATTTCGATACGAATGGAAACGCGGTTATTCCCGAGCGTAGATTGGAACACTATAAACCTCTCGCGAAGTCGCTACTGGCCCTAAATCAGAAACTATTTTGGCTTCTCCCTGTTGCTAAAAATATTCGTAAATTTTACAATACCGACTTATCCAATGTATCTGATTTTACGATAAACGATATGGAAGAAAATCTGGAAGAATCCAATGCGCTATTCGAAGACTATGCGTCAAATAAAGAATCATTCCTTTCCTATATTTCAAAGATGAATGCATATCTTACACCTTTTAATACACAGGATAATGCGACTACACAATTCATACAAACGAATATTACCGCAGTATTAGACAATTTGAACGATTTTTACTCAAGTATCGCGAAAGGTGATACGATTAAACGCAACAGATTTGTTATCCAATCTTATAATATGGGTTTATCCCATCTTCAAATTAAAAAGGGTATTTCGTATGGACGCAAAACAAGTGAAATTGTCGAAGTTGTTCCCATCACAAGAAGTGATAAGATAGACATCGCATCTTATTTAAGTTTGCCTGAACCCGTCATGAATTTTTCAAATATTTCACTCCCAAATACAAATATTATGCGCCGCGCTGACGCAAATCGCCAATTTGTTCCATACTGGAATTTGCTCCGAAAAAATACAAGTATTACCCAAAAAACGATTGAAATTCAAGAGCGCGAATCGCGTAGCCAATATTCTTCTGATGAAATTTCTATTCTCGCGTCCAGTTTTGTTTCGTTTGTTGCTGACCAGGATATAGACTCCAACGAAAAATATAGGAAATTCATCGAAATGTTTGTACCAAATACAGAATTGTTAATTGATCTCATGAGTAAATACGTAACAGGAAGTATAACACTTAGCAACTATGTCGCGGTGCTTCAGCCTTTCATGGTGTATATGCGCGACTTGACAACGCGCCAATATTCGATATTTGCATCCATGATCGAACAAAAAGTGCTAGAGTATAAAAAAATACTTGTACAAACTGCACGCGAGTATGCCGGAATTTCCGCTGCAAAATATGCGGCAAAATACACAGCTTCATCCAGTTTATACAACTTACTAAAAGATTCGCGACAGGTTGATTTTGAAACCGATATTCTCAGTATTTATGGTTTAGCGCCAGAGAACTACAAAAACGTCGATAACCGCCAACAAAATACGCCTAGTCGTTCGGCTGGTGCAGTCGGTGGTGGCGGCGGCGGCGATGGCGGTGGCGGCGCATCAGCAGCGTCGCTAGGGCCTCCTCCATCTAAAACCGAATTCGACTATGATATTTCGTCTTTTGCAAAAACACCAATTGAACGCGCGATTGCAATGTCTGCGAAAAAGGTGCAAGCAAAAAATGGTGGTGAACTCGACCCGGAAGATTTTGACGATGTTGTTGCAGTTTATAATGAAGTGAAGAAAAGTTTTCCGGATGATTTTCAAGAAATACTTCAGATGCGCGATGATAAGTCACTTGTTCAAAGTGAAGTTATTTATCCGATTATGGTTTCTATGGTAAAAGCCGACGCTGAATATAAAAATATGAAACAAAAGCTAGAACGTCGTGAAATATCTGCTGCTAAATCTATTTCTTCTATTTTTCCCGATGTTTCGTTTACAAATAGTGAAATTATGTATCGTTTAATATGCGTTGATAACGCGCGCCTTTATACGAATACCATGGCTCTAATCAACGAGGATCTTGTGACACCTTTCGACTTTGACCAATTGTATACCCAGGAAAAGAAAAAGTATGAAACCAGACTAGAAGACAATCATTCAAAAAATGAGTGTAAGAATTTTGTTCTTGCTAAAAAATACAATGATGCCTTGGAAATGAGAGACGATGAAGATGGAGAAGTGCACTATGACAAGGTATACGACTTTACAGACTATGACTTTCTTAAAAAACTAGAACATGAACGTAAAAACTATTCACCGCCCGATTTTGAGACGTTTCTTACAAGTCGCTATATGAAAAAGACGAAACTGCCAATGCATGATGCCAAGTCCGAAATCCGCGACATGTTACGCGGCAAACGTCTTGTTCAGGATGGACAATACGCAGTACTCATTATCGATGACGAGGAGGGTGCTGATGCAGGCGCTGATGCAGGTGACGAAGAAGGCGTAGTGGCAGGAGAAGGAAGTTCTGGAACACGATATGAATATTTTATTCGAAACAACGGCAAATGGGTAAAAGACGACACAATTCCGTCTTCGACAAGTATGTATGACACGTCTTATTTTTGCAATGTAAAGAGCAATTGTTTCGCAGTAAATAAAAAATGTATGACTGCCGATTTGGCCGAAGATGCACTCAAAGACGATATTATTACAAAAATGTATGACGAATTTGATTCGCGGTTTCATCAAAGTCGTAAGCAGATTTTAGATGCAGTATACAGAAAATATAACTACTCGCTTGATAATATTGTAAAAATGATGAATATACGTCGTTATAATGCATATAAGTATAATGACGCGCAATACTTATCTGGCATTGACATTGACACTTCAAATAAAGAACGTATTTCCCCCTATTCTCGCATTTTTGATCTCATTCTTGGCCAAACCGACTACGTAAAACGTCAGAAAAATATTATGCGATTTATTCAGAAATTTACGCGCAAGGCTATCGAGGCTAGCACATCCATGTCCCTAAGTATTGAAAATGAAAGCCCTCATTGGTTATATTGTAAGGAGACAAATACAAAATTAGTGCCATCTTTTTTTGAGACGATTGCATCAGTATTTTTAAATCAGGGCGATATTATGTTGGCGATTGACACGATATGTAAAGATCGTGGTTCTATTAGCGAAGATGGTGACGCCTGGACAGACAAATATAGTGGTTATGTCATTAAGCAGATTGATATGGATACCGATGAGGGTTATGACGCTGCGGGATACAAACTACAATCGCGCGATGTTATTGAAAAAAGTATTGGCGAAACATTGATTCAAAGTATAAAAGACAAGAAAATTCCGACATTTAAGAACCCGGATGCCCAAATGATTAGCGGGATATTAACAACGATGACAAAATATATGGGTGTTGACTTGGAAGCCCAGCGTGTATTTATCGTTGAAAGTGCGATGCGGTTTTTGTTTTCGCCTTCTTTTCCAAAAGAAGAAGCATATAATTCTAGTAGTCAGTCCTCTTCATCTTCTAGTGCACGAAAGATGAGTTACAAGACATTTAAAAATATGACTATATTGGTGCTTACACTGGCCTTTATGATTGTATCGATTCAAGTATCCATACCACCTATTAAAACGAAGAAAACATTTCCGGGATGTATTCGATCATTTGTAGGGTATCCTCTAGACGGCGATGGCGACAACTCGTCCCTCAAATATGTCGCATGTATCGCGTTCAAAATAAAGTCCAGTGTTGAACCATGGGATACATTGTCCATATTAAAAAGCGAGGACAAACTTATTAGCCAAATTCAGAGTCTTATTGCTTCATGTGTTCTTAAGAACCCCACCTATCAAACGCGCATCGCTGAGAAACGCGAGTATAATAAAATAAATGTCTCCGAAGAATTGCCAGCAATACATGATATTCGCAACTGGAATACATTTTTGCCGCCGTTGTCCCGTATTAAAATACGCACGCCTGAGCCTTTGTCGCCGGCATTTAAGAAATCGCTCCAAGAAGAATTTTCACGTGGCCAAGGAACCCAGGTTGAAAAAATATCGGCAATTAAGTCCAAAATTATTTACTATTCGCTTGCGATACAGATGATGATTCAGAGTGTTGTTGACCGCGAGAAGTTGATTTTGACGACTGCATCCAATGAACCATTTGTCGAGAACGCGTGCTGTAATCCAGAAGGTTCCGTAAATACTATTCAATATTTTGTAAATAGCGAACCACTTATTAGCGACTATGATGCAAAGGTGCGTCAGCTTCGAGACACCATAAGTGATATAACAGATATGCAAAAATCGGTTACATTGCTTGACCCTGAAAATACACGAACAAAATATCCTCAAATTCCTACAACATTTCAAGAAGACACCATATACCTGGCCTTTATTACTTACTGCAAATTCAATAGCGACGTCCCTGTGCCTGAAAATATTCAGCACCTATGTCACGATAAACCGCCTGCATCTTTATACGACAAAGGCACCAGCGACCAAACAATCAAAGCCATAGTAGACAAATTAAAAAGCAGCGGTGAATATGTTTATACTGAGGAGTCTTTATACGCGCTATTAGATATTGTAAATCGCGAACATATTATTCCTGTTGATTTTAGTAAAAAGGAAATATCTTATGCGCAACAAATACGCGACTTGATACAGGCGTGCCAGTCGCAAGCAGATGGAAAATGTGATGTTCCGGAGATATTTATGCAAAAGGTTCTGACTATTATGGACACCTATGACTATAATATTAAAATTACAGAAGATACACAAGAGTTGCGCGAGTTGGTGAATTATTTGTCCGAAACAAATACCGCAATGGTTAGTGAAATTATACAATTTTTAAATGAGCAAAAGCGTATGGATAGTCGGACGCAGGCGCGATTTGTCGACTTTTTAACAAATTCTGCAAATTTTCGAAAGATGGGCGTCGGTAATGGTATTTTGTGTCCACGTCGTGATACTGCTACATACAAAGGTATGCAATTTGTTCTGAATCAGATGCGCAACTTGGTAGACGTTTACCCAAATTTAATCCTAAACAATATTGATTATAAGAAGATATCGGTTCCGAAACACTGGGGGCTTTCACAATTTCATGTACGCGATATCCAAAATATAATAAGGGGCTATTATTCGCGTCTTGATAAATTCCTAAAAGACAAGGATAGCATTTTGAAGGATATTATGAAAAATATAAAAACGAGTTCACAAGACTGGTTGCGATTTGCAACATATACGCCATTGTATGCGAGAGTAATTGACGTTGTTGACTTTGGTGTAGAAGGTGAAGATGTAGAATTTGATTTGGTCGAGAGCGATATTGCACGAGGTGGTCCAGGACGAGCCCGTGGAAGTGCAAGAGGGCAAGGAGGTCTTATGATGCAGGGTATTCTTGAGTCAAGTCGAGCAGAGGCATCATCGCGTCGTAAGCAAAAGGGCCAAGAAGTAACCGGTGTAGAATTTGCCGCGCCGATAGAGGTATCTGGCGAAATAGTTGTAAGAGGACAATATTCGATATTCAATGATGAGTTGATACGATATATGTTTGCGCACTATTTGCTAAATGTTATCATGAAGTATATCAAGCTTGCAAAATCCCCGCAAATAGTTGTCGAAGAATCCGCCGTTTCAGAAGGATTGGAGCAAGATTTAATGTCTGTTTTGGAGGCACAAGATGAACAGAATGGTGTAGGGCTTTTGTCTGAGATGTCAATCGTTGCATCTGAAAATGTAGAACTCAAAAAGGTTGTTGCCGAATTATTGGGAGTCTTTATTACTATGATGATAAGCGATAAAGCAGCAATCAATGTCAACAAAAAAAGCGTGAAAGAAGATATTACGCAATCAAAAGACAAAGAAAAGGATATCATTACTAGGGAGTTGCGCGATATGCAACAAGATGAGCGCCAAGTTGAAAACCTGATGAAGAAACTGCGTATTGGCGACTGGAATGTAGGTGGTACCAAAGGACTGCGCTTTTATGTCCCAGAAACATACGAGCAAGAGCGCGATGCAATGGAGTCCGAATTTCAGCGCGAAGAGATGCTTGCAAAACAGGAAAATCGTGTTAAAAAGAATGACAAAGTCACGCAACGTATGCGCGACGTATTTACAACCGAGCAAGATGAAAATATGCAACAGGATGCTCTCGTTGATGCCGAAATAGAAGACGATTTTCGTTTACAAGGGGACGATGACGAAAATGGTGCGGATGATGATGATGGAGAATTTAATCCACGCGATGGAGGGTTAGGCGATGATTGAGTTATGATACGCGCCCCCTTCCCCCCTTTCCCCATTCATCCAATTTCATAAAATATATATTTAGCAATAATATATATTTTATTTACAAACCGGCTTAAAGACTAATGATATTTCGCATATTTAATAATATTATAATATTATAAAGACACACGTATCTTATGCCAATTTCTTCTTCTTTCACTGCGTTATCGTTAAAAGCTTATTCCGGAACTTCTCCAAATGTAGTTACACATGGAATAGAGACAATCCCTGTTTCAAGTTTAACTTCTGGTGCTAATTCTATTCTAATCAATGAACCGGCTATTATTACTGCTCTTCAATCAGGAACTACTATTACCCCTTCCTTGCGATGCGAATATGGTAATGGACTAAGTATAGTTGAGGTTCCCGGTACACATTATACTTATATTCCTCCTCCTCCTCTACTAAGCTTATTAGCTAATGGCGTTACGATAAAATATAATGGCGATCCTTCGGTTGTCCAGAATTCTACCGCAACATTCATTTACGAAGATCCAAGAGGAACAGGACCAGAGTGGTTTGCCATAGTAAAAAATGATATGAAGAGTGCAATCAAATATTATGCAAATGGAGTAGACATAGATTCTATATCACATTCAGCTAAATTTATTCCGCCAGGACAAACATCACCTGTTCCATTAAATAACATTGTCACCACTTTAATGACCAATATGGATGATATGTTTGTTAGTAGTCCATTCAACCTACCCATCAATTCATGGGATACTTCCAATGTAACTACTATGTTTAGGATGTTTGGCCATACGAACAATTTCAATAAAAATATTGGTTCATGGGATACATCAAAGGTTACAAAAATGGGCGAAATGTTTTTTAATGCACGCGCTTTTGACCAAGATATTTCTAACTGGAATATAAGCAGCATAGTAGAGTTTCCTTATTTCTTTTCCACAAATAGTCCTTTGAGACCTGAATACAGACCTAATACATTTTGGACCTAATACATATTGGTAATTGGGATATTTATTCAATTACAAAATTTTAGAATTCAAAATCATACACTCTGCCCCCTTAAAAAATATTTAATAATATTTTTATAATATTTTAAAAAATCTCAATGTCATATTTTAACACTAAAAAAAATATTTGTGACCATAATAATGAAATTGAGAGTTTTTTTTAGAAATGTTGACAAATGTTGACAAAAACTCTCAGACCATAACTTGTAAATTGATATAGATTTTTTATTATCATATTTCATGATAAAAAATATTTGAAAAAACTGAGAGTTTTTTTGTCATCATTTTGTCAACATTTTAAAAAAAACTCTCAGACATTTTCAAAAAAAAATCAGTAACAAAAAAAATCAATGAAAAATATTTT